GCCAGGTTCTTCATAAACGGTTAAGCGGTTCAGAGAAAGATTACCTCGAGCAGCAGTGGAAGGTACTCAAAGCCACCATCTACTTAAGCTTCAAAGGCTGCGGTCCATATAGTTCCGACAATCCTCATGAGATGAAAACCTGGGAAGGTCTTCTTCTTATGACGGAATGGTTCTATCAGACTGCAGCGCACCAAGGCCCCCTCATCATTGCAAAAGCACTGAAAGAGTGGGCAACGGAGGCGCAAGCCTTCGCAGTAGGTGACAAATCAAAGGTTGATCCCTCCAGACCGGGACTTGTGCCGATCTGGAAGGAGCGCTTTTTGCGCGGCCAGTTAAAGACCGAGTGGACTCAACAGACCGCCTGGGTGTTCTCAGGACTCGGGCGAGCCCTGCCTCCACCTCCACCAAAAGCGGATGCGGAAGCGGAGCTCGAAAAATGGGCGAAACGCCTATTTGACAAGCCCCCAGAAATCAACCAGGAAACACTTGATGACATCTATAACTATGTTCTAGGCGTCATGTCTCGGTTACGCGCAAGACACCAGAAGAATAAAGTGGCGCCGCTGCTCAGCGGACGCGCAAAACTTAACTCATCTGCCACCCTTGAAAAGAGCCGCATGAAAGGGGGAGCATTCGAGTACTACCGGAACCGAGCTCTTCAAGAAGAGATCAAGGTCACGGAAGCAACTCCGCTGGGTAGCTTCCCGTTTGTCGACCGGACACCAAAAGAGTCCAAATGGTCAGTCAATAGGATTACCCAAGAAACCCGCCGATTCCAAAATATTGACGGGTTTTCTCTCAAAGAGATGACATTGGATAGATTCCTCCGCAATCCTGACAGCAGGAACGAGAAGATTCATGATCAACAAGTCACCGAAGAGGCGAAGCTGGCTATCGACCCTTCTTGGTCAGAAGGGGAACGGGCTCGGGCGACATCGCGCGTAGTGAATTCAATCATCGAGGACGATATCATCCAGTACATCCGTGCTGGCGTTGTGCCACGGATCAAGCCCCTTGTCCTGCGCGAACGCGGGTCCAAGTTTCGATTAGCTACCATCTCAGAAGCGCCGTTGATTGTCGCAGGCCAACGCCTGAACACGGCACTACTCACCCTCCTCCGCGGACTTCGCACCGCGGACTACACCCTCAAGGGCCGGACTGACGTGCCCGATCCCATCAAAGAATCAGTGGCTGCGATAGGCCACCGTGAAGACTTCGAATTTCTCTCGGCTGACCTCTCGGCCGCCTCAGACTACCTTACACATGACGTAAACCAAGCGGTTTGGTCTGCGATTTGGGAGTCACTGAAAGACGATTTCCCCTCGTACTACGAACAAGTTGGAAACCTGCTCATAGGTGAGATGATTCTTGATGATGATGGGTGCCCAGATTGTCTGACGCAATATAAAGGTAAGCTGTCACAAAGGGGGGCCCTCATGGGGCTCCCCCTCGCTTGGCCTATCCTCACACTGGTAAACGACTGGGCAGCTGCACGTGCTCAGGCGCCTGAAGGGTTGTTATCACCTGCCTTTGTCACTTGTGGTGACG